AGGTGGCCGGAAGATATCGCGCGGTTGGTCGTCACCGTGTGGGCGTTGGCAGTCCCCGCCGCGGTCAGCCCACCGCCGATATCGTCGATGTAGTTCGCCACCGACGCCATGATGCCGCGAACCCAGTTGTCCACAGAGGTCGGAGCCGAGGAATCGGCAACCGTCCCGATGCTCGAATCCGCCCCATCATTGGACGCGGCTGTCTTCGACCATGCTTCAACGTTCAGCGCCGTGCCCATTACCGCACCCCGTCGTCCTTCAGGTCGTCGTCTTCGAAATCAATGCCCTGCAGGTGGTCCCATTCCTCGCCCGCCGGGATGCTCACCTCGACCTGCATCAGGCGGCCCGAGCCACGCGCCGGGACCATGCCCTGAGCGTTCAGGCTTTGGCTGCCCTGCCAGGTGATGGCGGTCTGCGGGCGCTCCGACACGCCGACCCGGCCCGTCGCGTTCTCGGCATCGCCGACGATGCGGAAGCCGTTGACGAAGAACCGCCGGCCGGGGATCGGGCGGAACAGATTGGTCTGCACCGTCGCGGCAAGCGGCGTTCCCGAGAAGAACGCCAGCATCTTGGCGCTGTCATAGGCCGCAAGGCCCGGTGCCCCGCCCTGCCACACCGGGGAGCCCAGCGGATAGGGAACGCCCGCCAGCGTCGAATAGAGCGATGTCAGGCTGCTCAGTGTCGCCCCCGGCGTCGCCGCCGGGAACAGGAACGAAGCCGACACCGGCGCATGCGTCCATTTGTCGAGCGCCATGTCGTAGGCGATGATATGGTCCAGCGTCGTGCTCGATCCATTGCTGGTCGTCGGGAACAGCCAGAACACCCGCATGCGGACCGGATCGAGCGCCCCAATGATGGCGGTCAGGCGCGATTGATTGCAGGTCTCCCGGAACCACTCGTCAACGCCCTCAAGGCCGATGGGCTTCAGCCCCTCCGGACCGATCGACGTAAACCCGTCCGTCCCCCAGAACAGCGTGGTCGCTTCGTGCGAGACGGCGCTGTAAGGCGAATCCGTCCCTTGCGCCTCATAGGCGAGATCGAAGATGAAGGCCCGCCTGTCGGCCACCCGCTGGAACCGGCGCACGGCCCGCTGCTGCAGGATCAGCCCCGAGGCGAGATTGGAGATGTACTGGACAATCCCCCCGTCCGGGAAATCCTGTTGATCGGAGAGCTTCGCCCCCCTCGTCCATGCCGTCGAGCCGGTGATGTCGTTCAGGCTCGACCAGCGCACCGAGCTCCGGGCGCTCGCCAAATCCCCCAGCATCAAAAAGTCGCCCACCACCCGGCACGTCTTGGCCTTGGGCAGGTTGGCGTCGGCCGACAGAAGCGCAAATTCGGTTCCCGACGTGATGTCGATCACCTGCGGGAAGTCTGCCCGCTGCACCATCACCAGGTAATCGCCGAATTGATCCGCAACCCAATATTCGTCGGTGTTGAGAGCGTAGGCGCCGCCGCTGGTACGCGTTACATCGGTCCATGACGAGCCGACGCCGGCAAACTTGTAGATTTTCGTCGCCGAGGGCGCGAAGATGACCGCCACGCTGTCTTCGGTGCGCGCCAGCGCCCCACCCCGCGGAACGGTCGTGGTCGCCAGCGATGACGTTGCCAGCCCCGGCCACGGGCGATATGAGCGGGCGCCGGGGAGTACCCCTATTGCCTCCCCCGCAAGCCCGGAATCGAGGCCGTATTGCCCCGGACGCCAGTCGCCGAAGGGGATCATCAGAACACCGTGGGCATGATCTGGCCGTCAGCCATGCGAAGCGACGTGCGCTCGTCCAACGCGGCCAAGGCGGCGGCCTCAGCCTGCCCTGCCAGCCCCGCCTTGTCGGGCGCATGCACGACATGCCCATACAGATAGACCTTGGCGCGACAGCGGATCAACTCATACGCCTTCGTCATCCAGACATTGTTGGCTTCGGTATCGTCAGCCGGCGCCGCCTTCTCGTAAACGCCGGTCAGGCGCACCGTGTAGACGGCATCCGGGACAGGGTGGAAGCGGAACGTGTCCTCGATCCATGTCCAGCATTCCGGCCTGCCGGAGGAAGCCGAGCTGTCGAGCAGTTCTTCCATCTCGTCTGGTCCGATACGGTCGAGCACATAGACGATGCCCCCGCTGTCGGCGAGCGTGATGCGGTCCACCTTCGCCATCAGCGGGATGTCCGAGTCGTCGCTCGACGAATAGGTGGATTGCGCCGCCACCGTCGCGAACGTGGCCGAGCGGACGCTGTTGAACCAGAAGCGCCGGCTCTTGTAGTGGTCGATCGCCGACGAAATGGCCGAGGCAATCTGCGACGTGAGATTGCTTCGGCCGAGATCGTCGGCGATCTCGGCCTTCATGGTGCCGAGCGTGGTCATCGCGACTAGCTGTTAACGTCAGCCGCCGGAATGACGCCGCCCTGCAGAGCAGCAGTCGAGGTCGACCACAAATTGAAGATGTCGATGCCCGAGGATTCGAGCCCGAGATCGTGAGTCGTGGTCACATCACGATGGGCACAGTAGTTGTTGACCGCAAGGCCCGTGTTGGTAGAGCCGTCGTTCGAGAAGAACAGCTCGTTCGCTGTCATCTTGTTCTGCAGCCTATTGCCCTCGATCAGGGCGCCGGCCAAAAGCTTGCCGGTGGCGACCAGGATCAGCGGCGAGGCCGTCCCGGCGGTCACGACGAAGTTGTCCTTGGCGATCAGCCCGTTGAGGTTGGCGTTGATCTCGATGAACTCCAGGTCGTCGGAGTCCGACGTGATCCAGCGGCAGTCTTCGACCCGAAGGCCGTCGCTGTCGTTGTCGGTCGTCGAAGTCGCCTTGATGCAGGTCAGAAAGTCCTCATTCGTGGTGTTGTTGAGGAACGTGATGTGGTTGAACCACGAATATTTCTTCGTAGTCGTGAAGCACGTCACCACGTTGGAATGCCCTGAGCGGAACACCAGGTTCTCGATATAGGCGTCATCCGCCGTGATGGCATAAGTCACAGTGGTCGCGCCGTCCATCAGGAACTCGGGGCGCTGGGACCCGGTGCCGAGGCCGATGACCGACACGCCCGCCACGTCATGCGCGATGCCGCCGGCGCCCGTGATCGTCTCCGAATGATTCGGCATGACATAGATGATGTCGCCATTGTTGGCCGTGCAGAGCGCGAATGCCGCGTCCAGTGTGGTGATCGCCTCAGCCGGCGACTTTCCACTGTTGGTGGACACGCCGTTGTTCGAATCGACGAAAATGCGATTGCCGCGGGTGATGCCCGCATAGAACTCCAGGCCGTCGACCATCAGCGCGCCAACTTTCATGCGCTGCTTGGCAAATTCCTTCACAGTCCCGGTGAGCTTGACCATCACCAATCTCCTTTGGTCACGGGCATCGGCCCGTCATGGCTGGGGGAAAGAGAAAGGGGCGGGACCGAAAGCCCCGCCCCGAATTTCATCAGGCGTCGATGATGACGTAGCCGATGTAGACCCACGCCTCGCCGGTCGTACCGTCGCCGGTTGGTGCCGTGGTGAAGTTGCACGTCACCGTGCGCGCCGAGGCGCTGTAGCGATTGGCATCCGCCAGACCGTCCAGCGTCAGAAGCACACCCGAACCGGTGTTGAGGTCGAGAGCCGACGCGAACAGGTCGTCGTCGTCGCCCGTCACGCCGATGTCGAGATCGTCGCCGGTCGTGTCGTTGAACGCAGTCTTGACCACAACGTGCGAAAAGGCCGCAATGACCACAGCATAGGGCGGGAGAACGCCAACCGTGTGACGGTCATTGTTCGTGCCCGACCAGTCGGAGTAGCTGATCTTTTTGCGGAGCATGTACGGGCCGGGATCATCCGACCGACGATAGCCAGCATTGCCGGCAGTGTTGGTAGGCATGTGTCAGCCCTCCTTAGCCAGTGGTGTGAGCCGCGGCATAAGTCGAGCCGACGATGACCCCGAAGTCGTTGGAGTCGAACCGGCACTTCTTCATGCCCCAGATGGAAAGGAGCGAGATTTCGAGGACGCGCTTGTGATCAAGCAGTTCCTCGTTCCAGTTGTAGGTGGTCTCGCTGTTGTCCATCCCGTAGACGAGCGCCACCGCCTGCGCGCCGAGCAGAACCGAACGGCGGACAGTGGTGATCGCGGCACCCGTGGACGAATTGACGCCATAGGTGACGTGATTGGCCTTCTTCAGGATGACGTTGTTGTACTCGCCTAGCAGATGTTCGCTTACGGGTCGCAACCCCGTAAGCCGCCCCGTTTTTTTAGGGGCTGCTGCATGTCGCCATGCAGAGCAGACTATATCTTCATCCGTCCTGGGTTTGGACGGCGCTCCGCGCTTCGGACCGCTTGGCCCTACGCCTTTCGGCTAGTCGTTGAACCTTCAGAGAGACTTCGGCACCGCACTTGCTGCACTGCCTCATGTCGCTCCGCTTGGCTGCTGATTGTCTCGATAACCCTATTATCACAGGGATATGAAGAGGTCCCAGCAATTCACGGAGTTTTTGTTGTAGACCCTTACGGGTCTAGGACGCCCTAGTTGATCGGGTAAGCGTCCGAGTAGATCGGATTCTTGGAGAGCTGGCCGCCCTGCATCGCGGCCTTCTGGATATCCAGCCACTGGCCGGTATCCGTCGAGGTGCGAAGGTCGGTGACCTGATAGGGATGCAGGTACATGATGTACTTGCCGCCCGAGATGTCGACGCCGCCGGTCTCGGCGTCGCCGGTCACATTGATCGGCCGCAGGGGCGAGGAAAGCGTCTCCGCCATCTCGCGCATGTGGTCGACCATGTTGAGCGTCATGATGTCGTCGGATTCGAGATTCTCATCCGCCGTATTGCTCTCGCCCGCACCAGCGGCGCGCCACACCTGCCGGCCCGAGGACGGGGCGAGCACGGTGTTGTTGCCGATGTACTTGGCGCCGTCAGCGTTCGCCGGGGTGTAGCCGCAGACGTGGTTGAAGAACGTCGTGCTCATGCGTTCCTGTTTCCAGGTGGTGAGCAGGTTCTTGCCGATCTGGCGGAGTTTCACCGGGACGCGCTGGGTATCGATCGAGCGCCCTTCGTTCGGCACCGAAGCGACATGGCCAAGCTCGTTGATCACGGCGGCGTCGGTGTAGAGCGACAGGGACTCGCCATTGCCTTCGGCGACTTCGCGCGAGGTGAAGCCGGCGCCGGTGAACTTCTTGGCGAGCGGATAGGTGATCTGATCTCCAGCGCCACGCTGAAGGTCCTTCTTCAGATGGATGATGGAGTTCAGGTCCTCGCCGATCATCGAGGACAGGTCGGACCGATAGACGACATCGTAACCGGCCCGAGACGCCCACTTTTTGACTGTTAGGGCGTCACTGGTTTCAAAGGTGGTGTTAGCCATTGTGGCCTCTCCGGGTAGCGCGAAACGGCCGTGGGCCGTGGGTTGCCGCGCGTTTCAGGGATGGTTCGGAGTTGGCCGCGCTTGACGCCGCGTGGTGGGCGAGTGACCCTTCAGAGCCGGTCGCGCTCTTGCGCCATGACGGAGGCGCTTGCCGATCAGAATCAGGAGAAGTTCAGTTCCCGGTCAAGGTCGCGACGTGCGCTGCGCGACTTGCCGAACATTCGCCACTGCTCCTCCTCGCTGAGCTTGGCAAATTCCTGGGGTGTCATCTTGCGGACCGGGACGCCCGGCGCCTGCGACAGAGACAGATTTCGATCCTGCGCCTCGGCTACCTTGTCGGGCGACACAAAGCGCCCGCTCGCATCGCGGGGAGCCTGACTTTCAGCGACGGGCTTCCGATCTTCTGCCTGGTCTTGTGACGCTTGCGCCGCCTTGCCTTGCCAGCCGCGGGCTCGGGCGAGCTTTTCAATGTAATCCTCGATCGGAATCTGGTTCTGGAAACAGTAGGCCGCATGCTGCTGCGCCATCCGCTTCAGTTCAGCGTCAAGGCGCGGACCGCTGTAGCCCAGTGTTTCGAGTTCGGCCCGATAGGATGCCGCAAGCGCATCATCCGCCTGCTGAAGCTCGGGGCGCTGTTTCAGCACCGCCTGCCAGCGGGTGGTGATGGCGTAGTTGGCGGTGCTGAGGGCCGCTTCCTGTTCGGCGCGCTGGCGGGCCTGCTTCTCGTTCTCGCGGCGGGCTACCTTGTCCGCCCTGATCTGCTGTTCCAGCCACTCGATCTTGCCGAGATAGTCGTTCGGGTCGCCGGTCCAGCCATCGGCGTCGGGTTCGTTATCTTCCGGCGCGGGCTTCGGCTCGGTTTCCGCGTGGTAGCGATCGAGGAACTTCTGGAACGTCGCCCGCTCGCGGTCGCGCTCCTCGCGGATGCGCTTCAGTTCTTCCCGCGTCTCGCGCAGCGCCGCGTGGGGCACATAGCCATCGGGTCGGTCCGGCGAGTTGGCTGGGTCACCCTTGCCCGGCTCGTCCGCGCCGACAGGCGCTTCTGGCTCGGACTCACGGGCCGGGGCGGACGGCTGGGACTCGGCGACGCCCGCAATGGGGTCGAGGAACTTGTCGTCGTCAGCCATTGGCTGCGGCCTCCTCCACCTTCACCTTCGGTGGGCGGCCTGGGCCGCGCCTGGCCCCGAGTTCGGCGAGTGAGTCGATGATGCACCGGAAGAATGCGTCCTCGGCCTTGGCGCGCTCCTGCGGGTATTTGGTGCGGCCGGTCTTGTAGTCGGCAAATAGCTTCTCAAGCTCGTCCATTCTCTCTCCTTGCCGATGACGCTCGGCGAGCGGATGCGCTGCTGATGTGAGCGCGTTACGCAGGCTCGCGGAACACACCAAGCATCAGCCTGATGCCGCTGGCCGTGAATGTCGGCGTGCCCGAACGGACAACCGCCGCAACCCAGATACTCGTGGAATCGTCGGCTGCCTTAAGAGGCAGGCCAATGCCGGTCTTCTGACCGTGCCGGGAATTGATGCAGTCCATGTAGTCGGACGCTGCGCTGAAGCTCACCCTGCCAATGATGGTCCGCGCCACGGCATCCGCCGGGGAGAACGCCGCGTTCTCGTTCCCAATCGAGCCGCTGGCATCAAGGAACAGAACGTCAATATCGACGTTCTGGTCATCCTCATCGATCAGGACGATGCTTTGCAGGATCGCGCAACCCCCTTTCGCCGCGAAGAAGCCGGTGACCTCCTGCGGGGCTGCAAGCACGTCATCATCGGCATAGATGCTGGTGTCGAGCGACAGGGTGACCGGAATTACCTCGGTCCCGCCCTGCAAAAGAGTGATACCGCCCGTGCGCGGGCCTGAAGACTGTGGCATTCTGGAATCTCCTTATCGGGCGGCAGGGCGAGCGCTTGCTTTGGCCTTTGCGGCGGCTTTCGCCTGCTTGGCCTTGAGCGCGATATCGGCGGTTGCCGTGCGCTCCCTGAGCGCCATTTCTTGGCCGGCCTGCTGGGAACGAGCCTGCTGCTCAAAGGCCAATTCGCGGGCCTGCATCTGCATCTTCCCGGCCTGCTCCTGACGCGCAATGCCAATCTTCGCCGACGCTTCTTCACGCTTCAGCTGGATGTTGGCGGCCACTTCCTGTTGCTTGATGGCGAGCTTGCCCTGCGCTTCCTGCTGCTTGATAGCAAGTTCAGCCATCGGATCAGTCCCGTCGCCGCCCTGAGCCTCGATCATGGTTGCCTGGGCGTCGGCGTTGGCCTTGTTGGCTTGGGCCTCCTTCAGCATCGCCTCCATCCGCTTGGCGAGGACTTCCATCTCCATCATCTTCTGAGTGAGCTGCGCCTGCGGGCTCTGCGACTGCTCCTCCGTTAGCTTTCGCATGTCCTCGACGACTTTTGACGGGAATGGCGAGTAGGGCAGGAACGTCATCTGCATCTCGGGCGGCATGTCGAAGAACCGCTCGCCGATCATCGACCAGATCATCTCCTTGTTGTTGGGAGAAGTCGGCATGTCGTCAATGATAAGGTCGTACTCGTAGGCCGCCTCACGGACCAACGGGGCGTACTGGCCTTCGCTGCCCCCAAGGATGCGTATCAGGCGCCCATCCGAAAGATAGTTCTGGATGTAGTAGAGGATGATTTCTCCCTGCTCGCGCCGGTACGCCTTGAGCGAGTCGAACAGCGGCTGCAGGATGGTCATCCCGGCCTGCCGGCGCTGGTATTCGAGCACGCCAGCCTGCTCGGCCTCGCGCATGCCCAGCATTTCCAGATTGACGCCGGTCACGTCACGGGTGGCGGAGATCGCCAGTTCGAGCATGTACTGCAGGCCCTGCGGGAACTGAGCCTGCGGCTTCGGCGCCCATGCCGGGTTCTGCCCGGAAATCTTGCCCTGCTTGGCCCAGGTGATGCGGTCAACCCGCGCCCAGCTCTCCTGCGCTTCCTGATCGTTCTCGAATGCCCCGCGCTCGGCGATGATGCCGCCCTTGGCGCTCGAATTGATGATGTGCAGAATCTGGCTGAAGAACTTGTTGGCCCACGACTGCGGGTCGCGCATGACCCGGACCAGCCCGTAGAACATGCCCTTCGTCTGGTCGCGCTTGCCGGTGATGCACTGATGCGAGAAATGATGCGGGCAGGCGGTCGGACCGACCTTCAGCACCTTCTTCCCGAGGAAAGCCTGATAGCGAACCTTACGCTTGGTTTTGCGCGCCTGGAGCGCTGCGTCGTCGAGGCCGGTCGCAGCCTTGATCTGCTCGAACTCATCGTCGGTCATCATCACCGGCTCGCCGGTGTTCGGCGCCGTCACCGCCCATGCCGCCTCGCGCTCAATCCACTGCATGTGGACGAGCACGACTTCTGTAATCTCCGCCGTCCCGTCCGCCCTGCGCTTGGCTGCCCGATCACGGGTTTTCTCAGCAACATGCGGGTCGGACTGATCCTCCCACACATCAGCCCAATCGGCGTCCATGTCCTCCGGCTCGAAGCCGGGGAGCAGCGCCTCAGCCTCCGCAATCGGAATGCGCCGGACGCGCCATACGCGATTGGCGTCGAGCAGGTTGCGCTTCCGGGACGCGTAGTCCCATGCCATCTCGAAGGGATCGATGCGCTCGATCACCATGTCGCCGGCAGGGTTCTCTTCGTAATCGATGCGCGTTTCCGTCCAGCCCATGCCGGCGGTCACGCAGTCGCGGAACGCCTCGCTGTCGTTGTCATCGCCGTCCGCGCGGTCCCGAAACCAGCGCGATGCGGATGTGAGCATTTCGCTTGGCCGCTGGTCGCCCTCTTCTCGCGGAACATAGCGGACTTCCTGACGGTTGCTGATCTCCGCGCCGCAGACCGCATCGACAATCACGCCGGTGCGGTTCATGGTGATGACTGGGCGCGTCTGCTCGTCGAGCAAGCGCTTCTCGTCGTCGGTCCACTGATGGCCGTCGCGGAACTCGAAGTCCTGCTTGGCCTCCTTGCGCCAAGCCTCAGCCGCGCGGAAGTCGGCCTTCCACCACGTCTTGATCGACTCGGGGACGAGATCGCCTTGCTTCAAGTCCATCAGCGATGACCCCTTACGCGACCCGCCAGGATTGCGTTGAGTGCTTGCCGTAGTAGGCACGGCGGTGGCGGTCCTGAGTATCTGTCTTCACCAGCCTTTCGGCCTCAGCCACCGAAGAACAGGCAAATGTCAGAAATCCATCGGCGCCGTGTGAATCGATGTTGTGCAGCGGCCGGTCCTTCCAGACACCCCGCAGGTCGTCCCATTCCTTGCGATAGTGCCGAAGCCGCTTAAGCCCAACTGGGCAACCGGCTTTGTCGAACTGGCAGCGCGGGAAGACCGACCGCGCCGCAGTGATCGCCTCGATCTTGCTCTCCGGGCGCTGGACGATGTTGGGGCGGAAGCTAAGCCCGTCCATGACGGCCAGCGTGCCGTTTTCGAGCCACAGGCTTTGCCTGTTGCCGTCATGCGGAAGATAGTGCTCGCCAAAAGTCGCCTCGCGTTCCTCAGCCCAATCGCGGAGCCACTTGACATAATGGCCGATGAACTCGCCGGAGTTCTCGTAATAGCCGATGAACCGATGGTAGCCGCCGATGAACTGGTGCAACCAGATCACCGTGTTGTCGTTTCGTCCAAGGTCCCAGAATGTGTTGACCTTGTAGCGAGGATCGAAAGGGAATCCACCGACCCTGCCCTGCCGGTTGGCGACAGCCAGTTGCGTCGAGAAGTACGCGCCTTCCAAGGCTTGTTCAAAGGCTTCTTCGGGGGTCGACGGGTACTCCCGCTTCATGTCCCCTTCTTGGGTTGCTTCCGTCTTGACGTACCAGGCTTGCTGGTCCGGTGTCGTTTCGATGCCCGATGCGGCCAACTCGTCGAAATAGCGGGCCTGCTCCTCATCGATCGTCACAAGGCCGCCCGGGAGCGTATAGTCCTTGTCGTCCCACCATGGAAAGAAATGGAACTTGTAATCGAGGTCCGTCAGAGGCTCATGCGCCTCGGCCATCCGCCGCGCTTCCTCGCACATGCGATAGAACGCACCGTCCTGGCCCTCTGCCGTACTCTCGATCACCACAAAGCCGCCCTTGGGAACGGTGTTGAGCGAGCCTGTGACGACTTCCCGCGCCTTCTCGGGGAATTGGGCGCACATCTTCCCGAACTCGGAGATATGCAGATACTGGAATGTGCCGGAGCGAACCGACGCTGACACGCGCATCGAGCTGTTGTTGCGGAAGGCGAGGCTTTCAGCGCTGTCTTGCGTCGCAGGACAGAATTCCTTCAACCCCTCGTCCAGCATGTCATAGGGGTATTTCACCTTGTCTTTAAAGAAGGCCTGCGCGTCCTGAAGCTTGTGTGCAATGACCGCTGCCCGCGTGTTCGGGGTGAACAGGCAGGCGTCGAGGTAGATCAGACAACACAGCGTGGTGAACCCGCGCTGACGAGCCTTGAGGATGATGTTACGCGTATGCAGCTCGGACAGGAACTTGATCTGCGCGCTGTTGGGGCGGAAGGGTACCGGGCGTCCGTTCTTGTCTGTGATCGTGTAGAGATTCGACAGCCGCCAGCGCGGATCGAGGAATTGGTCCTCAGTCACTTGGGTCGTGGATGCGCTTGCCATTGGACGCGATGCGATCGAATAGCCCGGCTATCGTGTGCTTCACATTGATGGGGTCATGCTCGTCATCGCCCACCACGGCCTGGGGGACCTTGCCGTCGAGCCTGTCTGCAATCTGGGCAATCGCAGCCTCGCTGCCGCCGGTGGCTTTGACGATCAGCGCGCGGGCGATGGCCCGTATTGAGTTCGGGCGGACGCTTACCGGATCATCGTCGCGCTCAGCCGCAGCGAGCTCCATGCGGAGCGCGTCACGAAACGGCCTGTCCTTCTGACGGCCGCCGGGATTGCCGCTTTGTCCGGGTTGGAATGTCATGGGCTTGTTGTCAGACGATAAGTGTTTGAGTGGGCAAGCGGCCTATTGGCTACTTGCACCCTTTCTTGCCCTTGCGCTTTTTGGACATGGGTTCGCTTTCCTGGTGGTGTTCTGGATTTGTTTCACGGGAAACATAAAACCGGCTACCGACGCATATCGGTGCCGTTTTAGGCCCGGATGGGCCGAACCTCACAAGCGGGGCCGTTGTAACCCGATGCCTCGGCGGCAGCGCTTATGCGATTCATGCGGCTCGGCGGACAATCGCCCGCCGACCCAGCTTCGATAGGAACATAGTCAGTTCCTTGTCCTTGTCAACCGCATAGATTTCGCGC